AGGATCCAAAGCATTCTCTTATTTCAGTGTTGTTACGAAGAATTGGTTTATTCATAAAGTAAAGAAGCAAACCAAACGCTGCCAAAGAGAAGTTGAATATGATCTCGTAGCAAGCGAAGTCTATGAACAAGAGGTTCAAGCTGAATCAAATTACCTTTCAAACCGAGAACAAGAAGATTTCTGGAGAAAGCTTTGGGAAGAAATGGAAGCTTGGGGAACCGATGATATGCGCGACAACGAAAAGAAAGTTTACGAGGCCATAAAAATAATTATATCGTCCTCGGATCAAATCGAGATCTTTAATAAAAAAGCAGTCTATCTCTATTTAAGAGAACTTACCGGTCTGAACACAAAACAGATCGTAACTCAATTGAATAAGTTCCGAGAGAAATATAAAGAATTCAAAGACGATTGGGATGATGGTAAAATTTAACTGAAACCTAATTAGTTCAAATGGCAAAGACAAAAACAAATTACCTTAACGGCTCATTATTTGGCAATTTCAGCAGTAATCCCGAGGACAGATTTAATTATTTGTTCTCGAATGTTGTCGATGTTACTTACGATTACATGTTATCAAACAGCGAACAGCAATTTAAAGCTGTTTGTATATCTGGCCACCATGTTAATGATAACACAGGAACAGGACCGGGGGCTTATAATGGAAAGATATTCAATCGTGTTGTTGATAATCAAACATTTCAACACAGAATGGTAAAGGTCAAACCTTTAAATCGTAATTTCAATATTCTTCCCAATCCAATTGATTATAAAGGTGAAGATAGAAACTTCATTATCGGTATGCACGAATGGGCTGTAAGTGATGAACCAATAACCACTATGCTAACAGCACCTGCGTACGCACAAGAGCTTGAATGTTATTATGCTGATGGCTCATCGATGGGATTACCGGAGAAAACTTTATTTTATAAAGCTGCGAACCTTGGCGCCATGCAACAAAGCAAGTGGGCTTCGGTTCCGGAAGATAATCAATCTATGAGAAATGGTTTCGACAGCGCCCAATCACCAGCTTTTGTAGGACCTTTACCTCCATACAGCACAGGAACACCGTCAGCAGGAACAATCAAAAATCAGATTTTTGAATTATCAAGTTATTATCTTTTGGCAAATGCATTAAAAGATAATATTCTCGCAAACATTAGACATTATGAAAGTAGAAATAATCCTTTTGTTGTTAACTTCGGTACGCTAGAAGGACGACCAAAAATTGAAACCTTTCCTCAATTAGAGTATATGACACTAGCCGAGATCTCAAGATACGCACAAGGAACAGGAATTTTTCAAGGTACCGATTTTAGAAGATTAAATACGGTAGGTAATTACCTTCAGTCACCATTTGCTGTCGGCTTATATCAAATGATACCCGATACTACAGCAGAATTGATTTCAAAATTTGAATCATATAATACAGAGATAGCGAATCTCTTGTTCACACCAGAAAATCAACATGTTTTTGGAACAGTTTTATTGTTTAATAAAAGACCAAAAATAGGCAGTTATTTAATCGGAAACAGTAATAACGCTACAGAAGCAGGCCAAGCACTAGCAAGAGAATGGGCTTATGCTCCATTACAATATGCCGAAGCTGGCCAAAGAAGAGGACAAAGTCGTTATGGTGCCGATGGTGTAAACAAAGCAGCAAAAATAAGTCCTGATGAAATAATACGATTACTTAACGAAGGTCGTGACGCAATTGCGTTAATCAAAGATCAATTAATTTTATATGGTGGCACGCCTTTCAATTTAGCAGGTTAAAAATGTCAAAAACAGATGATCAAATAAAAAAAGCCCTCGACAATATCGACGAGGACAGAAAAATAACAAAAGAATTACTTCAAGACGCTATAAAATATGTGGCTGTTGATGAAGCTCGCCATCGTGACGTTGGCATGGTGATGGCCAAATATGTTGAAACTCTTCAAAGATCGAACGAGCAACTTGTAAAAGTTATAGGTCTAATGGCAAAAAAAGACTCTGCTCAAGGCCTTGGAGCAATTGACAAAGATCAGTTATTTGACTTAATTGCTGAGGAAAATAATGACAATAAAAACAAATAGAGGCGAACGCCTCATAAACGACAATACCAATTTAACAAAAGAACAAAAAGAAGTCGAAGCCAAAGTTCAAAAAAATCAAGGACCAAATAGTATTAATGGTGCGCCCGGCATTTATCCCGTCCCAGAGTATAATTTGGCCGCCGGCGAGAAAGTTATTCATCACCATAATTCTTGGATCATTCTTGGTAAAGACAGAGACGCCTCATCAAAGTCTGGCTTTGGAGGCCAAGGCTCTAAAGATGCATTCATGATTGATTTGGTTGCTGGTCGAGCTAGTTCTTACACACAGCCAGGCTCCAAACCACACGGTAGCCCTTCTTCGGATATTAGGGTAAATCCAAACTTCTTCTCGGACGCTGCTAGAGTTTATATTTCACAAAAAGCTGATATTGATAAATACTTGGCTTTAGCTCCCGTAGTCGGTGAAAGATCCGAGGGCCGGTCAGCAGTCGCTTTGAAAGCTGACTGTATTCGAATTGTTGGAACAAATGATATCAAAATTGTTACAGGAAAAGGTGCTGCTCAAGGCGGCGAGAAAGGCGAGCCAAACTCAGGTGGTGGCTCTGTTGATGGGGCCGGAACTATTTGTTTAATTGCTGGAAACTATACTGAGGGCCACTCAGTTACAAAGATGCCATTCTTAGCTAAAATTAAAAATCAAATTGGAATGAAAGACGAAGAATTTGTCGAGACCATTCAAGGGATCCCAAAAGGCGATAATTTAGCTGAATGTTTGGAAGAAATTATAACTATGATCGAAGAACTGGCTGCTATAGTTATGGAAAATTCAAATGGCATTAGAGAATTGTCTGGTGCGACTGGTACCCACTTCCACGATTACGGTGGTGGTTTTGGCCCTACGACTCCTTCATCTATTGTCGGAGCAAAATTAATCCCGTCTTATATTAAGTCTTTGAAAAACTTATTACAAAATCTTAACTGTTCGTATAACGGAGCAGTTATTAGATTGAACTATTTAAGAGATTATAGTCCAAAATACATTAATAGTAGACATGTTTTCACGAGTTAGTTATGGCTAAAGAATATTCAGATTTTCAAATTTACAATTGTAATTTAATTAAAAAAGAGGACATAAATTATCCAAAGTTTTGTCCTTCGTGTGTTATTGATCCCAATTTCCAAAAACCTGTGTGGTATGAGGTCAAAGAAGCATATCTTGATAAATCTGATTGCATGTATAAATTCAATGTAACCAGAGTTATCAATGACATCAGGGGGCCCGTATCGAACAACGCTGAAGTTTCAAATCAAGCTTTAAATGCTGGTATTGCTATTGGAGCAACCGTTGGAGCTCAAGGCGGAGCAGCTGCTGTTGTTGCCGCTGGTGTGACAGTCGGTGCTGCCGCTACAATCGCTGGCGTCGCTGCTGTCGCCGGAGGTGCTATAGCTGTCGCAGCCAGAGATACAATCACAGACGAAGAGCCTACAAATTCGCTAGGCTCGTTCGCTATTACATTTGCCAATCACACACAGCCAAACAGAGATTACAATCTTCCAAGTGTTCAAAGCAAGATTATAAGAACAGGATTATTTTATATCCTCGATGAATTCAATAAGCAAATTTCATATGAGAATATTTGTAATACAAAAGATTGCTCGTACTTTGAGGTTGACGAAGTCAAAACTGCTTTCGGTTCTTCATCTGAATTGGAAGAACTTAACAATAGATTGGAATGGATCAAGACTGATGGTATTGCCTCTGCTGTCGACGGAGATAGGATTGAGTTTGACGAAATAGGTTATGGATACACGATCTTGAATACAGGCGATGAAGATGAACCGTTCAGTCCCTTATTGCAACTATTAATCGAAGAACTTGAAGATTTGCTTAAACAAAGGGACGATCTGTATAGAAAGCTTATCGGCATAGATCCGGAAGTTTTTAATCCTTTTGGCCTGGAGAACTTAGCATATATTGAAGAAGTTTACATCCCGCAAGATGATAGTCCTCTCAACATTGTTCAATTTCTTGTCGCAGTTCCAGCATTCGCTGTCGATGCTCTTCCGCAATCTGCTGCCGGAGCTGAATCAGATGATGAAGAGGCACAGCCTGAAGACTTCGTGCTTAACGCAAGAAAACTCCGAGGACAATTAAAAACAATTAAAGCAGCGTACTTTCTTTATGCTTCGCAATATGCAGTTGCAAGATACATTGATGGTTCCTCTCTTTATTATAAAGGAGCGAACTTACGTGAATACGACTTTGAAGCTGTCCGAAGACACATGTCAACTTTTCCAAAAGATGGCAAAATAGACTTCGATCGAGGCACAAACGAGACTTTCTTTACTTTGCTTAAGAAAGCCTTGCTTGATAATGACCACAGAATTGATAATTTCAGTTTCCGAATTGGAAAGAAATTGACTCAATCCATAAAATTTAAAGTTGATCCAAATTACGACGGATACAAAGTTAAAAAAATCTTTATTAAATCTCGAGATTGCGATTATCAAAGAATGACGGGGGCTTCCACAAGAAGACTGATTCAATATCTTAATAATCACCAGTTTGTTACAAGAATGTTGTCCGATATTGACCAAATGGACAATGAACTAAAAGCAAACACCACACCTGAATGGCAAGATTTTGTTCCAAGATATGCTTATCCAGAGGTTGTTCTACAAGAAGCTAAAGATCAAGACGGAATCTCTGAATCTAATGAGCAAGCAGCGCTAGATTGTCTTTTTGAGGATCTTGGTATTTCATCGATTGGATATGGCGGTCTTCGCAATTATGCTCTTGAAAAGATTGTGTCATTAGCGAAACTTTTGGCCTTCAGCTTTGATCAGATACCTTGTTATGCCGCAGGAGATGGACAAGAAAATAATCCAAATTTCAAGACATTTTCAAAGTATTTTGTGTCAAATAAAAAAAGAAAAGAATACAGAGCATCATGGCAAATGATCTATGAAGAAGAATTAGGTAGACTAATAAAACAAGATGAAGAAAAGAATGGCGACACAACAATGCAGGAGTCGGCAGATTTAATTAATTCACCATGGTCTAGCTTTGGAACAGGTACTGCTATTCCGATAACAGACAACAAAAAAGATGAGCAAAGTCGTTTAGTGCGCTTAAGAGAACAAGCAGCCGCTGCCGCTGACCGCTCTTTACAAGGTTCTGTTTTTTCTGCTGACGGTTACTCCGGAGAAGAAATACGAAGTATTTTAAATGGCACCGAAGGCCACCCTTTATTCAAAGAAGCAAAAGAATTAGCATTTGAAAAGTATAACTATGAAGATTCTTTCCTTCATAGCATGCTATCTTATATTAAAGATGGTGAAGGCGAGGTTAAAGGTGACATCGACAAAATGCTTCAAGCATTCGGTATTTGTGGATTCAAGACTTTCTTGGGAGATGTTTTAAAATGTCTTCTTGGTGGTGTCGATTTTAATACATTCGTTAGAAGATTTATTGCATCATCTCTTAAGAGCTTGACATTACAACAGCTAGGCTTATTCTTTGATGGCTTGCCTCCGGAAGAACAAGCAAAAATCCTTGAAGAGATTCAAAGAGAATTTGGTCAAGTGCTACAGCCATGGAATGAGAACTCTGCTTATACAACTAAAGTTAGTGAATATACTGGCGGTCAGCCGCTTACTTTTAGTCGCGGAGAAGATGAAGGAGGCGGCGCTACTGTTAGTGAGAGACCGAGAAATTTAACAGCGGAGTCTATTATAGATTCAGCAAAGAGTGGAATCTCTTTTTCGACCAGTCGTGCAGACGCTCGAAGTTTAGCTTCTACATCTATAACAGTCAGTGACACAAACGATTGGGACAAATTATCATCCGAACAAAAATCTGATATAATCAGTAACAGCAATTACGGACGGCCTCGTGTCGATGTCGATGATCCAGACTTTAATGGAAACTTTACACAAACAACTGTAGGAACTGCTGTCAATAACATAACTGGAATTTTAGTTGAAGCTTATATTAAAAGCATGATCAATATTCTTGATCTCGACATCTTGCTAGACAAAATCGAAGACTTTCCCGGCACAAAGATTGTCAAGAAAGTCTTGTTCAAGTTTGCATGTATGACTCCTCCGCTATTACATCCTCCTTTCTCTGAATTCTTAAAATCTTTCTCGCTTCAAGTTTGCGATCCATCAATCGGCATAACATGGCCAAAATTAACCAAATTTAATATCCGTAGTCTTTTCAAAGATATTCTCATCGAAATAAAAGGAATCTTTTTAGCAGCAGTTCTAGAAATCTTCAGACAGATCCTGCGAGATATTATCTATAAAGCAATTCTTTTGATTGACAGCTTGCTTTGTCGCGCGCTTGAAGGAATCGGAAAGTTCGCCGGAAATTATCTCAAAGACGCCGTGATGCTCGATGGTTCTGGTATGAACTTTCAAGAAGCTATGCGGCAAGCATTTTGTGGCCCTGATGTTCCGCAAGAAAGAGTCGATGCTTTTTCTCAAGAGATGATCAATCAAATTGGCTACACACCAGATCAAATTAATCAACAAAACTCTGATATTGGAACACAAACCTCCGCGTCTCAAAGAACAATGGCTGTTATCGGCGGTGTGTTCTCAACAGATCAAATTATCAACTTTATCTCATGCGGAAGCCAAAACTTGGATACGACAGCTATGAGAACCGGAGCTACAGCTATCAACGCCGTTGCACCAGAATTGACGCCTCTCCTTGGAACGCCCGAGAAACTAGCAAACTTTTTTGCTTCGATCTCAAACCTTCTGAGTCCAGAACAACAGCAAGCTCTCCAAGATGCTCTCCAGAATCCAATCCCAGATGAGCCAATTATCTCAACTCTCTGTTTGACTAATGATCAATATGACTCATGGCGCGAGAACAGAAGAAACTTATACGAACAGTATGGATTCGATAACCCAGATGGTATCGTTGATGACCAAGACAATACAACAGGAGATTTGCTCGAGAACCTCTTGGATGCTTACATTGATCCTCTTGGTCCAATTCAGAATGCAATCAGCAATTTGCTACAAGAGCCAGAGCCCGGATGTGATAATTCGCCCGGCGTTATTCCAAGAGATACTCCAGAGACCGTTAGAATTGTTAACAGTGCGACCAACGATATCTTTGAAAATGTTCAAATGGCATTATACAGAGATTTGTTTGGTAACGATGGGTATTTTAATGAATTATTGGCCGATGAAAGAGACAAACCTTTCAAGCGGCACAGATTTAAAACATTCTTTCAGGTTAACTATGTTGATGCTCCCGGGCAAGGCTTAATAAAAACTTGGGAACGAGGCTATTTCCCCGATACAGTTGGAACACAAATGAGAGATTATTTGAAGCGTCAAGAGTTTGATTTTAAAGAATCTTTCACAAGTACTTCAATTGTCAAAAAAGGTGTCGAAGCAGCAGTAAGAAGACGATCGTTCTCTGATGTTAATAACCAAGTAGCCGAGAACTACACAAATTCCAAAGGAAAAGAAAGAACAACAGGCTATAAAAGTATTATTTCAAAGTATGAACCGGTCAAAAGTTATGAGCCAAATCTTGAATTATATTATTCAGATGAAAGAGAAGCACCAAATTACAATTTCTTTTTAAAATATTATGATCATGTTCTCGATAAACCAAAAGATGAAGCTTGGTCTCAAGCCGTCATCGCACCAAGAATTGGCTCTACGAATGCTAATCCAGTAATTGTTAAGTCTAAAACAACTGTACCACCAGCAGTCGCAGATAATATTTTATTTGATACTGGTAATAATCGTAATGATTTATTGTCATCTTTTCTTATGAAAAAGATTAACTTAGCCGGAAATAGCTTAACTAATGTACCGGGGATTGTGCAAGTCTATAAAGCTATTAACAAAGAAGTATCAAAAAAAGTTATTGATTATGTTTTAGATGATCCAAATGGCGGCATGTCAAATGGCTTTAAATTCGGATACGTCAACGATGACGAATTGACAGCGGACGATGTTGATTATGTTGACCCAGAACCCGGATCTACAGAATATACCTACGAAGAAGAAGAAGGAGTTCTTGGTCGCTCAAAAACAAATCATCCAAGAATTATATTTTTAGACCCAACAATTTACGGAGGACGATTTACAAATCCTCCATATTACATTGAGCCACAAGATCACGAGGGTTGGCTAGGCTTTGCTCAAAACTTGATTCCGGGATTAGATTTTTGTAATGATAAAAATATCGACCTTCTAGATTTCAATTATATCAAAGAACAAGTTAATTTCTTTTATAATAACCTGCCAACTGATGAGCGGCTTCAACAAGAAAAAGAATGTACGGTTGAGCCTCCATTTGGAAAGATTGCTGATCGACAGACAAAAGGAAACATTCACGGAATTACCACAACGATTATTAGAATTTATCTTGCTCAAATGTATTTGAATGGCTTTCCTTTATTTTCAAATGTATCGTTTAATTCAAAGAATTATAGTAATCTTTTGTCATCTTATGTTGCTCATTTGATGGAATCGGACGTTGCAGATACACCAGACAATGAAAGTGCTTTTTTAAGAACAAAAATCAAAAGAGAGAATTATTGGTTATTATTCCTCGAGCAAGCTGTTGAATCATATCAAAGATTGATCGATCATAAAAATGTCGTGCCCACACAGCCAGTTGCCGAGGCATTAGATAAAATCAAAACTTTACAAGCTTTTTACAAACATCCTACAAAGCAAGATGCCGCAAAGATCGATGAAGACCAAGTATTTGACCTATCTGTTGAGGAAGGAGATTACGAGATTCTGCAAAGAAAAGAATACATTAAATTCTTTAAGCATGCACTGGCTTATCAAGCATGGCCTGATGCAATCCTTAAATCTAAGAGCAGAGTTAAATTAAAGCGAGTCTATCAGACGGATAGATACGTCGAGTATCTCAGATTTGCTAGCAAGATCTTTGCCATCAAGCTAATCAAAGAAGAGGCTATGGTTGTTCTTGGAGCTTTGACAGCGTATGAGTCGGATCAAATGTTTAAAAAGATTGATGAGGCAATCAAACCAGCGCCCCCAATCAACAGCATGGTTCCATACATTCTTCAACAAGAACATTTCACCGAAGATCCAAAGCACAAGTTTGGACTTAGAAAACCTTTAGTTGAGCTCGAGATTAATGGTTATGGTGACTTTGGGACAGTTAAAGATGTTATTCACAATCCTTTCGAAGAGAATCCACTTCAAGGGACTTCAAAGAAAGCCGAGGCAAATAAGTTTGGACGATTTGTTATAGAAAGATATATTAGAATTAAAGATAAAGATGTTCCTGTCAATATTCCGAACAGAGACGAATATATGAAAGGAATTGTTGGAGTTAAAAAGTTTAATGATTTTGTTCAACAAAACAAAAATGCTCCTCCGTTCCGTAATAAGAAAATCTCCGATTTATTCGGTAACCTAGAATTTGTCTATATCTTTACAGTGCAAGAGCTAGTAGATCAAGGCTACTCTTTGAGAAAATTGAAAAGCCTTGGATTACCTGAAAAAATCATGAGATTGTCTGAAGATGTCCTTGCGCGCGAGATGCAAGTTGGCGAAAACGATATCAATTTTGAGTTTAATAAAGAACCAATTGGAATTGATGGCGTCACTGGCTTGAACTATGGCTTGAGGTTGTCTTATATATTACCAGATTCTGTTGATCTATCTGGCGTGAGTGTTTCCGATCAAAAAGCTATTGAGACCAAAGCATATAAATTAAAAAGAGTTGATGGAGTGCGCAACTCAACATTCTTGATGCCAATAGCTTCTGTTGAAGTTGAAATGGTTGACCAGAGCTGGGAAGAAGTTAATTTCCTAGAAGGCGAAAATGCATTTGATCTTTATTGTATGTTCCAACTTCTCGAACAAAATGAAGATTACAGATTCTTTTTTGACACCGGTGTTCCTGTCGGCTCTTACTTGTCAACCTTGGCTTTATATTCTAATTATGCTTGGGAAGCTTCGTGGGGTCTTGGCCAAAACGAAAGAGTTGTTGAGACTTCAGAAGACTATGAAGAGCCACCGGATGGTGATCGTGGAGTCCGAGCAGCTCTTCGAAAGATAAAAGTATTGTTTAAGTCCTTTTTCAAAAAAGACGAAGATGTAAGTATTGACGGTGACGGTGAAGATTTTGAGTTTAATATTTTCCAAAAAGCAAAGAAAAAATCAAGAAAATTATTTGTTAATTTCTATAATCAAGATGATTTCTTTGATGATGAAGCCGCAAATGAAGATAATCTTTTCGAATTCATGAGACTTTTCAATCCGTTCAGATTCCCAACACCAAGAACAATTCCATGGTGGAAAAGAAGAAAGAGAGCAAAAGCAAGATGTCCCGAGGCTGAAGAGTAAAGAATTCTTTTAATTGATAATTATTAGGAGAGATTATTATGGCTTTTGAACCTTTAGACTTACCAATTTCTATTTCTGGATCCACAAGACCCAATCTGCATTCTGCATTACCCGAGAGCTTATCGGATTATGTTACGGATACGGTTGGAAGCGCTTCCACAACAGCTAAATTTATGATTAAAAATGTTCTATTAACAAATCCCGGCGAGCTTTTATCTGATCCAAACTATGGCGTGGGGCTTCGGGGATATCTATTTAATCAAAGCACGAGTTTTGGAGATCTTCAATCACGCGCGTTAAGTCAATTGAGAGCTTATGTTCAAGGCGTAAATATTGTTAGTGTTGCTATTGATGATTCAATGGTTGATATGAATGTGCTAGGAATGAGTATTACTTTTGTAAATCCTGATAAAACTATTGAAACTTATTTAGTTCAGGCAAATACTAGCGCTGGTACCAATACTCAAGCTTATGTTTAGGATCTGTTTTAATGAAAAATAATAAATTAATAAAATATACAAGCAGAGATTTTGATTCTATTAAGTCGGATTTAATAGAACATGCTCGACGTTATTATCCTAATTCATATAATGATTTCAGACAAGGATCTTTTGGATCTTTAATTTTTGATTCTGTATCTTATGTCGGAGACATTCTTTCTTTTTATTTAGATTATCAAGTTAATGAGAGTTTTCTCGAGACTTCTATTGAATACGACAATATTCGAAAGCATGCAAAGAGATACGGATATAATTTCTATGGACGACCATCAGCTTATGGAATCGCAACATTCTATGCCATGATTCCAGCAGGGGCATCAGGTCTTGGGCCAGATACTAACTATCTTTTCAGAATCAAAACTGGAACAAAGGTAAGTTCAGCAAATGGCGCAACCTTTATGCTCACAGAAGATGTTGATTTTGCTAATCCAGCAAATGAAGTTGTGGTTGCTCGCGTTAGTACAACAACCGGACGACCAACTTATTATGCGGTTCGAGCAACCGGTCAAATCAAATCCGGAACGCTTTATAGAAAGAATCTTGCAATCGGAGCATTCAAGAAATTCAGACGAGAAAGAATCGGTCCTTCATCAATCAATGAAATCATATCTGTTTATGATGCCGAAGGACATAAATATTATCAAGTTGATAACCTCACACAGAACACCGTAATGCTCGAGGTCGTAAATAAAAATGCTAGACAAGATGGCGTTAAATCTTTAATGAAACCTTTCGTTGTTCCTCGACGATTCACAATCGACCAAGACTCAACCGGAACTTATATAACCTTCGGCGCAGGATCGGACGAAGAAGAAGGTACAGACATCAATGTCGCAGATCCTTCCTCGGTTTCTCTCAAGCTAACAGGCCGAAATTACATCACAGATCAATATTTTGATCCAACAAAGCTACTTGACTCAAAAGCAATGGGCGTTGCGCCGCAGGACACAACGATGTCGATTATCTATGGAGCGAACGATTCAGATGATATCAATGTTCCAGTCGATTCAATGTCAGGAGTTAAAGAGCTACTCTATGAGTTTCCGGACGCATCGCTTGTTAATTCTGTCCAAGCTTCATTTGTTTTGAGTTCAATCGAGGTTACAAATGAAGATCCAATTATTGGAAACACACCCGTGCCGTCGACAGACGAAATCAAAGTTAGATCTTATGGAGCAATGGCCGCTCAAAACAGAGCTGTAACTAGAGAAGATTACGAAGCTTATGTTTATTTGATGCCGGCAAAATTTGGCTCAATTAAAAGAGCAACAGTTATCAATGATCCATCGTCCTCGAACAGACGGCTAAGTCTATATGTTATCTCGACCGATACAAACGGCAATCTCGAGATCTCAAATGATACTGTTAAAAACAATCTCAAGACTTGGCTTAAAGAAAAGAAAATGCTCAATGATAGTATTGATATCTACGATCCTTATATTATAAATGTCGGAATTACCTTTTATGTGTCAATTGATGAATATTATGAAAAAGACGTTGTCCTCAGCAATTGCCTGTCAGTGGTTCAAAACATGTTCGCAGACAAGATGTTCATTGGAGAGCCTTTGTATGCCTCAAATATCTTCAGAGACCTCAATAAAATCGAAGGTGTCATCGATGTCCAAAAAGTGCAGTTTAATATCAAAAACTCTGTAAATTATGCCAATTCTCCGATCTCTCTGCAACAATTGCTATCTGCGGACGGAACGTACCTTAAAACTCCAAAAAATGCCATTCTCGAGGTTAAATTTCCTAATCTTGATATCAAAGGGATTGCCAAGTAATGATTAAGAAAATTTATGCAAACGCTGACAATACAATAACCAACGCTCATCAACCGACGTCGAATGGTTTCTCAACAACTCGAGCAACTGGCTCTAACATGGGAGCCTCCGATATTCTCGAGGTTTATGGCTTGTATGGCAATTATTCATCGGCCTCTGCGGAAATATCTCGAGCTTTGATTCAGTTCCCAATGACAGAGATAACATCAATGAGAGCATCAGGTGAGATTCCAGCATCAGGCTCTGTTAATTTCTTTTTGTCTCTGAAAGACGCTCCAAACCAAGAGACTTTGCCCTCCGATTATACGCTCTCTCTTTATGCTGTTTCTTCTTCTTGGGAAGAAGGTTTTGGCTTGGACATGGATCATTATGAAGACTTGACTTATGATGTTGTTGGCTCGAACTGGATTCGACGTTCTGGATCAACTTCTTGGACAACAATTGGCGGAGACTACCTAACAGGCACTCTTATTACTCAATCGTTTGCAAATGGCAACGAAAATTTGTACGCTGATGTCTCAAGCATAGTAGAGGCTTGGTTGGGCTCTGAATACGAAAACTATGGCTTTATCATTAAACTTTCGCAAAGCTATGAGCCTTATTTCTCATCCTCGACCGGAGCGAATGTTTCACCAGATATTCACAATCCATCCGGTTCTCAACGGTCTTATTTTACAAAACGATTCTTTGCTCGCAATACCGAGTTTTACTTCAAGCGTCCTTGTATCGAGATCAAGTGGGACGATTCCCGCAAAGACGATCGAGGCAACTTTTACACATCCTCCTCGCTTGCTCCCGCAGCGGACAACTTGAATACGCTTTACCTTTACAATTATGTCCGAGGTCAATTAAAAAATATTCCTGCTGTCGGGACAGGCGAGATTTATGTGGATCTTTACGAGACACTTGGCGGTTCAGCTTTAACCCAATGCGTAGATACTCCTGTCACAGGCGGCTGGTACGCAACGGGCATTTATACAGCGTCCGTTTGCGTCGATTCCACCGCAACTTTGCTAAGAGATGTCTGGCATACAGGCGGAGTCGAGTATCACACGGGATCTATTTCTCCTCTTTCGTTAACAGCACAAACAACAAACCAAAACTCAAAGTATATCATTTCTTTGACGAATCATAAACAAAAGTATCACAAAGATGAAATTGCAAATATTAATGTCTTTGTTCGTCCAAAGGATTGGTCTCCGAATATTTATACTGTAGCACAAGCAACAGTTACAAATACAATCATCGAAGAGATGCATTACAAAGTTGTACGTTCGGCTGATAGCTTAATTGTCGTTGATTACGCAACCGGATCAATAAAGAACACACAATTGTCATATAATGACGATGGAAATTACTTTAACTTTGATATGTCTATTCTCGAGCCTGGCTATGAATATAAATTCAAGTTTGCTTCATACGAAGATTATCGACAAACATATCGAGAGCACCCATACGAGTTTAAGTTTAGAGTTGTAGAATGAGCATAAAAGATTTATTTTCACAAAAAGGCAAATCAACAAAAGTTATTGTTGCCGAAAATGCAGCAACGGCCTCACAATATGTGGAGTCTGTACAAACTGTAAAAGCGAAATATGATCTAAACAATCAATTCGTACCGCACATTGATTTTGCTACGGCGTCCAACTTTGCTAAATTTGGTTCTGCTGAGCTTTACTATGAATACGGATTCAAGAGAATCTATAACGAGTATCCTTACGACGGAACAGAAAGAGAAAAGATCGAGTTCAGACTGTCCTCGTCTTATCTCGATGATTATATCTTTGAAAACCTTTATCCTCGAGTCAACGGTTATATTCAATTCTCGGCTCAAGGAATTCCGTCATCTGAAGTCGACGGATACGGTACCCCAGCGACGGCCGAATACATTCTGACAAAGGGCGGCCCTCATACGGCATCCGGTGGCATGATTGGCGAGACTTTGAAATCAAAGTTCGGAGAATCAAATTATTACGACTCTGCCAATGATCTTGGTTCAAGTCTCGAGGTCAATTTTGATCAAGGTGTCTCTGTTGAATTCTGGCTTAAAAAATCCTCATGGGATACAACAAACAATCACAAAGAAGTTATCTTTGACCTCTGGAATTACGAGGACTCATCCTCGGTAGATTACGGTCGACTTACAATCGGTCTCACAGCGTCAGCCGATGGTGCTAATCCTTTCTGTTTGACCGTCCAATCCGGAACTGCTGGCTTCTTCGAATATACCCCAACGATCTCTGGAATCACGACCGCCTCGGTTGGCGATGGTTCATGGCATCATTATGCCCTTACGTTTACTTCTCAATCCGCCGGGATAGAGACCAAAGTTTATGTAGATGGTGTTAAAAAGGTATCTGATGTCTATGGATCGTCCGGAATCGGAAATTTTGCCACAATTTCGGGAAATTTGAGCACTATTGGGGGTGTTATCACAGCACCTTCGGGAACTGCTGTTACTGTAACTGGCTCTGGCAAACTCAACGCTTACATGGATGAATTCCGCTATTGGAAGAAGTCGAGAACAGACAAGCAAATCGCCAACTCTTTCTTTATACCATTAGGCGGAGGCAACAATGAGAATGACTACAACCGAAAACTCGGAGTCTATTACAAGTTTAATGAAGGTATTACGGGAACAGATTCGACTGATTCTGTTGTCCTTGATTATTCTGGGCGGCTTGCGAATGGTGTCTGGACAGGATATACTTCCTCCGCTCGCTCCACTAATTCAGCGATGGTTGAGTCAGGCTATGCCCGAAGTGAGTTCAAAGATCCAATCATTTATTCTTATCATCCAGATGTTGTATCAACGCTTGCTACTTTAACAACAACGGGATCGCTCCAAGATAACGAGGGAACATCAAAGCTAATTTCATTGATGCCCGGTTGGCTTCAAGAAGAAGATTCTGATATCTATAACAATCAAATTAAAAAGTTTCTTCAAATTCTCGCAAGCTACTTTGATAATCTTAACGCACAAATAGGCGAACTTTCGTCTTTGAGAGACGAAAATTATCCTCAATCTGATGAAGAACCTTATTTCTTTGCAAAAAGATTGGTTGAGTCTCGCGGTCTTGTGGTGCCCGACTTCTTTACGGACGGAGATTTAATCAATTATCTTTTACAAAAAGATGACAATGAGATTTTCGAACAGAACATATCCGATGTGAAGAACAGAATCTATCACAATATTTACAATAATTTAACTTATATCCTCAAGTCAAAAGGAACCGAGAAATCCTTCCGCAATCTTCTTCGATGTTTTGGTATTGATTCCGAAGTTGTTCGATTGAGCCTT